ACCGATGCCATCTATTTACGCCTTGATAAAACTAATCCTGCAAGAACAGTTGACGGCGTGGCTATTCCCGAAACAAAAGAATATTCACTTGCCGTTTGCACTCAAGATGCCGCAGAATTCGCAGCTTTATTGGATAACTAATGTCGATTTATAACATAACATATTCAATTATCAGCAACCTGCTTAACGTACCAAGCAAGCGCCTGCCTAAATTTAAGGCTTGGCTTGCGGTGCTATTAAAGCCGCTGCAATGGCTGCAAGACCTTTTTGCAAACGATTATATTTTCGGAGAATTGTACTCCGACTTTAATGCTTTAACCATTTACCAGCCCGGTGACAGGATATCGTTTACAGATAACCGAAACTATGAATTTATATTTGAAAACCCATCATCCCTTGCGAATCTTCCTCCTGATTTATACCCTGCTTATTGGCTTGTAATACAAGAGAATTTTATCGGAGCAAATGACCGGGTTAAATTCAATTCTCAAATAATAATGCTTGAGTGGGAGCTTAATGTTTGGTACCGTAACCCGTTACCAGCCGATCAGATTTACTTAGGAATAAACACGGACAATGAAAATTTCTGGCTCGGTCAAACAGGTGAGTATTCAAGTAAAATGTCAAACTCGGGAAGCTTTGCGACAGTCTGGTTGGCGAATATAAACACCGTTGCAAATTACGATTTTACAGTTTATGTGCCAGCAGCACTCTTCTTAACATTAGGAACCAACACAGCAAACAGAGAAAAAAACGTCCGGAGATTTGTCGACAAGTATAAGCTTGCCGGGATCCGTTACGACGTACAAACATATTAAAATTTAACCTTATGAACACTATAAAAACAAACAGTATTTTAGACCCAAATATTCAACAGCCTTTTACCGGGCCGTCATTAGAGTTTTTACAAGCGAGAGCTGTTGAGATTGCTCAGGCTTATGCTTGGAACGTAATGGGCGACAGTTTGTTCTGGTATAAAACATCAAACGCTGGTGTAATTATTAGCGGATGCGCTAAGACTGGTGGCGGAAATACCATCATGGCTGGATATATTTTTTTTAGAGGTGAGTTATATTTCTTTTCTGGCGGAACTGGACTGCTTAGTTATACGAATCCACCAGTTGTTGTGCCTGATACAACTTACGATCCATCGATTGACCCGGTTGAGTTCTCTGATAACATTTTCAGAAGCGTTCACCAAGTTCGCCGATTAAAACTAGCTGATCAGGCGACCGTTGTATCGGGTGAGTTTTTATTATCGGATATGGGCCGATTTGTTCATCCTACACAACAAACTTCTGGTCCTATTTCGACTTCAAGTGCTGCAGCAGCAGACGTGCTTTCATATACCTCGCCAAATCGCCCAGCTCGTTTAAAAGTAACGTTGTCCGGTGATCTTGGCTGGCTTACAACGGCTTCTTCTGTAGACGGAGGATATTTGATTTTAAGAAACGCCACAACCAGCACGGATGTTAAATCGTCGCTAGTTCAATTTTCCGACCCTGTTGGTGCTGTTTACGGCGTAAGAATGGCGACATCGTTCACATACATTATTGATGCTGTCCCTGCAGGCACTATATTAAAGATGCAGATAAAAAGATTTGCTACATCTGACCCAACGATCAATAATGCAATCATGACCGTTGAGGAGGTTAAAGAGGTGCTTTGGTAGGCTAATCGTCTTCTGGCAGTCTGCCCGGCTTGTTTCGTTGCTCTGGAGTCATTTCGTCGTAAACTCTGCGCAATGCCTCACGTTCTCTTTCAGACATTGAATCAAAGTGCTTTTTAATTATCTTCTGTCCCGTTTGGGATTTACCTGAAGAGTTTAAGAAGCATTCCGCTATAAAAAGACTCTTGTATTTCGGGTGTAAATAGATGGCCACTAGTCGCTCCATCCATGGGAGTTTTATTTTTTTCATAGTGTTTGTGGTTATGGTCATAAATATAACTAATATAGTCTAATATAGTAGCATGTTCGTGCAAAATTTTTAAATTAATTTTAACCGATGGATTTTTTATACACTGTTGATCCTAATGCCGCAGAACCGATAATGCTTATCGACAGCCACATCGGATTCGATGAGGAAGATGGCGAAGGGATAATGGGAGATAAGTTTTCCAGAGAGTTAATGTTCCTTGACACCCTAAACAAAAAGAAGATCCAAATTTGGATTAATAGTCCAGGAGGAGTCGTTACAGATGGCCAGCAAATTTTCGGGACCATTCTAAAAACCAAAACAAAGATCGACACTTATTGCATTGGAATCGCTGCTTCGATAGCGTTCCCTTTACTTTTAGCAGGTCGTGAGGTTTTTATGATGGATTACGCAAAAGGCATGGTTCACCCGGTAAGCGGCGGAGATTCTAAAACAAGAGCGGCTTTGGAAGATTCAGTTGTAAAGATGTTAACAAATCGTTCTAATATCAGCGAAGAGTTAATAAAGCAGCTTATGGCCAGAACAACTTGGATTGGTGCAAAAGAGTGTGAGAATTTAGGCCTTTGTAAAGTTGAGGATTCGGGGTCATTAAACATCCCGAGAGTTGCTTCAAACGATTGGAAAGATTATAAAAAAGTTACTAACAAATTAGTAGAAAATATAAAACCAATAAAAAACGACATGAAAAACGTTAATAATAAATTAGGCCTTGTTGACGAGGCAAACGAAGCTTCAAGAATCCAAGCGATCGATGCTTTAATCAATAAGGTTTCAAACGCCGAAGATAAAGTTTCGAATCTTAAAAAAGCATTGGACGAGGCGGAGGCTAAGTACAACGCTCTTAAAGAAGAGCACGACAAAGTTTCTAACGAAATGAAAGTTGCTACCGAAGCATCTGCTAAAGTTGCAAACGAAGAGAAAGAGAAAAAGGCTAAGGATTTAGTTTCAAATGCTGTTAAGGTTGGTAAAATCCAAAACAAAGCAGAGGTGATCACCAACTTGGAAAAACAAGCTGTTGAAAACTTTGACGCTGTTAAGGATTTGCTTGATGCAATGGGTGCTAACAAGCCAGGTGCAAAAGCCGGTGAAGTTATCAACAAAGACGGTGCTGCTAGCGACACAGAATTGTCAATGGTTATCGCTAAAGAAATGCACGAGATCAGAAACAGAATGAGTAAGTAATTAATTTAAAAATTAAAATATAAAAACCCAAAACCATGCCTGAAGCATTAGATATACAAGACTCAACGTGGAGCGGCCCAGCAGCTAGCTACATGATTACAAAAGCCGTTGTTGGCGCAGATACTATCCAAAAAGGGATGGTTTATGTTGAAGACGGTATCCGTAAGAAAAAGACAATTCCACGTATTGAGGTTTCTGACTTCATGCAAAAACGTGCAGCAACACCAGTTTCTAAAGGTAAAGTTACCGTTGACAAAGCGGTTCTTGAGCCTAGAGACTTAATGTTGTATTACGAATTCAACCCTCGTGATTACGAACAACACTTTTACGCTGAGCAATTAGCGCCTAAGTTGTTAGGTCGTGAGTTACCGGTTACTGCCGAGAACTTCATGATGATGCAAACGATGAAGCGTTTGGGCGAATTCTTTGAATATGGTATCCACAGAAGTCGTATCCAATACGACCCAACTGGCGACGCAATCCTTCCTTCGGCTAAGGGTGACGCAGCTTCTGGATCACCTTTGTATGACTCTGATGGCGCTCCAGCTCAGTTCTATTTCGACGGCTTGATCAAAAAAGCATTAGATAGCACTGGAACTATCGCAATTGCAACTCCTGCGACTTTAGTTGCTGGTGTAGCAGGTGGTGGTGAAGAGAATATTGCAGCAGCACTTTTACGTTGCTACAATGCAGTTCCTGCGGCATTGTTATTCCGTTACGGAATGGGTGGTTTGACATTCAAAGTGTCATATAACACTCAAAAAATCTGGGAAGAGTATTTAACAACCACAACAACCTTTAAAAACAACGATACAACTGAAAAGGGTATCAACCGTTATAAAGGATATGAAATGGTGCCTTTAGCTGGATTGCCAGACAACACGATTGTTGTTTGTATCTCCAAGCCGGACATCGATTCAAATGCTTGGGTTGGTATCAACTCGACCGAAGATAATATGTTGCAATTGCAACGTTTACAAAACAACTCGGAGTTGTTCTTCGTAAAAGGATTGTTCAAAATGGATACCCAATGGGGCTTCACTGATCAATTAGTTCTTTACACAAAATTAACCGCATAATTAATTAACCGGGGAGCTTAAAACTCCCCTTTTATAAAAAAACCATGAAAAAATTCATTTTCGGCTTAATTGCCATCTTAGCGATTAGTTTCGCATCCGCTCAATCGACCGCAACCACAACTCCTCGTTTTAGTACGGAGGCCCGTGGCGATAATACCGGTCGTGTTTTAACTTACGCAGTTATTTCGACGACTGATTTGGCTCAGGCAACGCTTGACACGATTACCATTCAACCAAAATCATATCAAACTTTAGTTTGTATGAAAGTAGGAACGGCCATGCAGAACCTTTCTGACTCAGTTTGTTATAAGTTTTCGAGCCGAAACACTGGTTATAGGCTCGGTGACGAATGTGTATTCATGATAAGTAAAGGAACCGGAGCAGGTAAAATAAAGTTTGGAGGATCACAATACATCCTAAGTACAGCATCCGCAGCCGTCGCCTTAGCAGCAAATAAAACCCTGATTATGACGTTCGTCTTTAATGGGTCGAAGTGGGTCGAAGTTGCACGAATGACACAACCTTAACCATGAAAGAGTTAAAAGAATATCTTGGGTATAATCCACACGTGCAAACGGTGTATTTTGATGCCCACGGCAACTGGTTCATTCACAAAGGCCGGACAGTCGTAAGCGAAAAATCGAGAGAAGAAATCCTCGGAGAAGGCAATGAAGAAGATGCAGAGCCTGTTGTTAAAGAAGGTAAAAAGAAAAAATAATCATATTAGAGGGTGGCCCACAAAACCACCCTTTTTTTAAAACAATTTTAAGATGTCGTTAAATAGTGTCACATTCGTAAAAGGCCAAGGTAGCTTAGGTCGTCCGTTACCGGGAAAAGATCATATTTCTGGGATGGTGTTTTATATCGCAAACGGAAGTTTGCCGAGCGGTTTTTCGACAACAGACCGCATTAAAAGAATTTTCGGTATCGACGAGGCTGTTGCTTTAGGTATCGACAACACATACGCTGACGAAACAAAAGCGAAAGCAACTTGGTTGGCTACAAACGCAGGTGCTGCTGGTGATCTTATCGCCATTACTTGGGCAGAGTTTCCAACAGTTGACAATCCAACAGGCGTTGTTAATCTTGGAACTTATACTGTAACTGCCGCAGATACCACAGTGAATTTATTAGCTGCTTCAGTAAGTGCATTTATCAACGCAGGTTCATTAGTGCATGGATATACTGCATCTGTAAACACAGCGACGGTTTCGATTATCGCTCGTAAAGGATTGGGTATTCATCCAAACACAGGCTCTCCGGTGACAGTAACTCCAACCGGAACGGTTGCAGGTACTTTGACACAACCATCTGCAGCAACAGTTGGTGTGGCTTCGTTAAAATCAACTTGGCACTATCACATTTCAGAATATTTCCGCATGCAGCCAAAAGGGGATTTATTCCTTGCTTTTTATGCAGTGCCAGGCACTTACGACTTCACTGATTTAGTGACTGTTCAACAATACGCACAAGGCGAAATTCGCCAGTTTGCTGTATATTGCAACGGAACAACCTACACAAGTGGAAAAGTGCAGGCAGCTCAGGCAGTGGCAACGACTTTAGAGTCTCAACACATGCCTTGCCAAATCGTTGTTACGTTTAATTACGCTGCAGCGACATTGTCAACGATGGCTGATCTTTCTGGCTTGGCAAGTAAGAACGTTTCGGTTGTTATCGGACAGGACGGTTTCGCAAAAGGATATGCGCTTTATAAAGGCACAGGTTTCTCGATCACAAACTTAGGTTGTGTTTTAGGAGCGATTTCGCTTGCTAAGGTAAGCGAAGATATTGCTTGGTTGGGCAAATTTAACCTTTCTGACGGCACCGAAAACAACGTGGCAGCATTTGCCAACGGCGCACTTTTCTCGGCTCAGACAGCCTCTCTTTTAAGCACGTTAAACGATTACCGTTATATTTTCTTAGTTAAGGAGATTGGATATACTGGCACATTTGCAAACGACTCGCACACTTGTATTTTACAATCGAGCGATTACGCTTACATTGAGAACAACAGAACAATCGACAAGGCAATCCGTTTGTTAAGAATTGGTATCCTTCCAAACTTGGCTGGTCCATTAAAATTAAACGCAGACGGAACGCTTACAAACACCACAATCGCTTCATTTACGAGCGATGCGGAGACCTCGATCGACTCAATGGTTCGTGATGAGGAATTGTCCGACAAGCAAGTGATCATCTCAACAACACAAGACGTTTTAACCACCAGCAAACTGGTAATCGGTGTTGAATTGATGGGTATTGGTGTTGCGAGAAACATCACTGTAAATATTAAATATGTTCAATCATTAAGCTAATAAAAAATGGCAAATACAGCATTAATAAACGGAGTTAATTACTCTTGGGGAAATATAAGCGTGGTAATTTACGGTAACATTATTATCGGAATCACCAAGTTATCTTTTAAGCGCAAGCAGAACAAGGAGAACAATTATGGTTGGGGCCAAAAAGCTGTAAGCCGTGGTTATGGAAATTACGAGTTCGAAGGTTCAATTGAAATGTACACTGACGAGCTTAAAAAACTGATCGCTGCAGCTCCAAACGGAGACATCATGCAGATCCTTCCAAGCGATATGCAGATTGTTTATGCTGGTAGCCGTGTGCTTCCAACTAAAGACGTTATCCAAGCTTTTGAATTTTTAGAAGACGGATTGGATGCATCTCAAGGAGACACAAAATTGTTGGTTTCTTTACCGATAATTATTGCGGACATTGTTAGAACTGGCATTTAAGATGGATTTAGAAGTTTATAAAATAGAGCTCGAAAAAGTAAACGCTCAGGCTGAAGAAAAAGCGAAGGAGTTAACAGCTCGTTTTGGCCGAAAGGTAACACCGTTTGTGTTCGTTAACCCGGATGATTTAAAGGACTTTGTTATTGGTTTTATAAAGGATCCAGAGCGCCTCGATAAAATGAGAGCTTTTGACCTTTACGAACAATCTCGCTCTCAGTCCGGCGATCATTTACTCCGCACGTCTTTAATCCATGAGGAGTCAGACAAAAGGATTCTTGATGAGCGCCCTGAAAACGATCCCATTTACATGGGAGCCGTAAACTTTGCAATCGATACTGTTTCGCTTTTTGCAAATCAGTTTAAAAAAAAATAGAAGACTCTGATAAGCTAGTCGCCAACGGAGAATATGTCCAAATCGACGCACTGATCAGGTACTATTTCCACGAGGATCCGGATAAATTAGATGAAGATCAGTGGTTTTTAAGGTGGTCACAATTAAAATTCGTGTTAAGAAAAAATGGTTTATATGGGGGATAGTTAAAACAACTATCCTTTTTTAATAAAAAGCAATGGCAGCAGAAGAAGTAAAGTTTGTATTCAAGATGGACGATCAGTTCACTGCCGCCGCAAAAAAAGCGGAGGGTGCGACTGCTGGTCTTACATCTAAAATGGGCCAGCTCGGAAAACTTGCTGCAGCAACCTTCTCGGTTGGAGCTGTAGTTAATTTCGGTAAGGCCATAATAGACTCCCTTAAAAATTACGAGTATTTCCACTCCGCATTAGGCACAATGCTAAAGGGCAATAAAGATGCCACTGTTGCTTTAGAATCTCAACTCGTTTCATTAGCCAAAACAACTCCGTTTGAATTAACCGAAGTCCAGGACGCAACTAAGCAATTACTTGCTTACGGTTTTAAGGCTGGAGACTTGGTTGACACCATGCGTGTTCTCGGTGATGTTTCTGCCGGGGTTGGTGCGCCGTTAAATGACATCGCTTATTTATACGGAACTTTAAAAACAACCGGGCGAGTAATGCAGGTCGATTTACGTCAGTTTGCTGGTCGTGGTATTCCTATTTATGAACACCTTGCTAAGGTTTTAAAGGTAAACAAGAGCGCCATCACCGGGATGGTAACGGAGGGTAAGATTGGTTTTAAGGATATCGAAAAAGCGTTTAAATCGATGAACGGAGCCGGTGGCGAGTTCTTCGACATGATGAACACCCAGTCTCAAACTGTAGGTGGTAAATTATCCAATTTAGGAGATGCTTGGGATCAATTAAAAGTAAATATCGGCAAGTCTCAAACGGGAATTATCGGCTCGACTGTTCAGTTCTTTTCAAGCATGATCAACACGCTCGAGCAATTCACTGCAGCATCCAACCGTAAGGAAGATGCTTATGCAAAATATGGAGGGAAAGACTTTAATTTTATTCAAAGGACTGGTGGTAAAATAGCGACCGTTTTTGGCTTAAAAAGTAAGGTAAACGAGCAGAACGACTTTGAGCAAGGCTTACAAAACATGTACGTTAAGAACTCAAAAACCAAGCTCGATGCTTTGCGTTCGGAGGTTTCTTTGCGTAATTTATTAAAGAATCAATACGTTGCTTATAAAGATAACGAAATAACAAAAGAGGAACTAGACAGAAGACAGGCAGTTATCCGGGCCACCATTGATCAGGTGAGGGGTTTAAGGGATATTTCTACAATGAAAGCAAACCCATTGGAGAAGGATGGTGGTGTTGTAATGGATAAAAAAGAAAAGGAATCATCCAAAGTAAAGGGTCCACAATACACACAAATTACTATAAATATTGATCAAATGACTGGCGTTGAAAACCTAACATCGAACGACAATAAATCGATCTCAAAGGATATCGGTTTGGAGGTTGTTCAATTGATGGTTAAGGCCGTTGAAGATTCACAAATTGTTGCAGGAATATAATGGCTAAGGAATTTAAAATAATCAACACACCAGAACCGCCCGTTAATAACCCCAAATACATCGTTAAAGGGGCTGTGACGAATGTTTTATCTACCGAGATATACAAGGCCGGTGTTGCGGCTGCAAACTCTCGTGGAGGGGGTGCAGAACAGGACAAGCCGTTATACAAATCGAAGTTAGGAACGCCTGTAATGGCTGACATTACCTTCCCGGCTTTTGAATATACAATTGATCAGGTTGTTTACCAAGTGCCAGAGGTAAAACTTTACACAATGATTTTGGTGGTTGATAGCCAAAAGAACATTGTTAAAACACCTATTCAGGGGTTAAATGGAACCATTAAGGAGTACATATCCGACTCCGACGACGTTGTCGTTATGAAGGGCAGGATAAACGGAAAAAACGGCGTTCATCCTTTTCAGGAGGTAAGAGACCTGCATAAATTACTTATGGCCCCTGTGGCAGTAAAAGTGATATCTAAGTGGCTTCAAAACCTTGATATCGACACGTTGGTCGTTGAATCAGCTCATATCCCACAGGAAGAAGGTGGTTATTCTTACCAATCATTTGAGATCACATTTTCGACAGACTTCCCGATCGAATTAAACATCGTTTCGGCTTCAAATACTAATTCTGGATCCACAGCGATGATATAATGTTAAGGCTATTATCCAAAATAACAATTACTCAACAGCCAAACGATGTCTTTACTGGCCGTAACACTGTTTACATTTTGACCTTCTTAAACGAGGTTGAGGTAAACTCTACTTGGCAAAATTTAACCGATACTGGGAAGATTATCCTCCCGAGAAAGGCTTACATCACCGACGAGCATGGCAATCGTGTTAACTGGTTCGGACAAACATTTTACGGAAACGAGACGGATGCGACTGCAACAGGAGTGGATTCAACAGTTACAAGCTCTCCATCTTTGACTGGTAATCGTGTGGCTCCAATCATCCAGCGTGGCGATAAAATTCAAATTGAGCTTGGGTATAATTATCCGACACAAGAACAGGCCGAAAACATCGAAACGGAGATTGTTTTTGTTGGATACATTAGCAAGATCAATCCGAGAATGCCTGTTGAGTTGACTTTGGAGGACAGGATGTGGCAATTAAAGCAGGTGAAGGTTCCAAACAAGGTTTATTCGAACACCACTTATACCGTTCAGAAAATGATCAGGGAAATGCTCGATTCGGATCCCAGGACAAAAGATATTTCATTGGTGACCGGAGGAGGACTTGGTGAAAGGATCGAAACGAATATTGGCGATGAATTCAGAACTCAAGACGAGACGATTGCAGGTGTTTTAGAGCGTTTAAAAAAGGATGCCCACCTGAATAGCTTTTTTAGGAACATAGCACGCCCAGACGGCTCGTTTGTTAGCGAATTGAGGTGTTCTGGCATTGTTTATTACCCATCCGATCGCAGAACCCACACATTCAGCTTTCAAAAGAACATCATTTCAGACAACCTCGAGTACAATAAATTGGAGGATTTAAAGCTTGGGGCCAAGTGTTACTCTTTAAATAAAGAAGAGGTTACCAACGGCACCAATAAAAACGGATCAAAAAAGATTAAACATAAGCGTTTGGAGACTTTTGTTGGAGAGCAAGAGGGAGAGATTCGGACACTGTTTTTTTGGGATGTTCACACTGAAGCGAAGTTAAAAGAGCTTGGCGAAAGGGAATTAAGGAAGTTTTATTACGAGGGTTTTACAGGCAAATTTACTACATTTGGCATACCATTTGTGAAGCATGGGGACTCGGTAATTTTACAAGACAATGTTTTACCGGAGCGGAATGGCGAGTATTTGGTAAAAGGAGTGACGAGGACTTTTGGACAAGGCGGTTATCGTCAGGAGATCGAATTACATTTAAAATTAAGCGTGTTTAGCGCAACTCAAATAAACAACGGATTGTAATGTCATTAAGTGCAACAGATGTAAGAAAAATCATAAATTCGGTTCAAAAAATGGCCGGAACATTTAACCGTGATCTGGTTGATGTTTTGCTGTGCACAGTTGATGCTATTTCGGAGGACGGGTTTACATGTGATTGCACTCCGATATCCGGAAACGCAAAAACAAACATCCCGGCCGTAAAATTAAACGCCGAAAAGAATGACGGTTTTTTGATCACTCCGGCCATTGGATCGACAATATTAGTCGGGACCAGCACCCGAAACAACTATTATGTCCTCCTTTATTCGGATATTCAGAAGATAACCTGCATAATTGATGCCACAAATAGCTATGAATTCGATTCTAACGGCTTTGTTTGGAACGATGGACTGTTAGGTGGTCTGGTTAAGATTAATACGCTGTTGGCCAAAATAAACCAATTGGAGGCGTTTGAGAACCAAGTTAAGGCAGCGGTTGTTGCGATTAATGCAGCAGCTGTTTCATCTCCTGGAGTCCCTGTTACAAACGCAACATTGGCAGCATTCTTGGCGACTATTTTACCAACGCTCGTTACACCGACAACATTATTAGAAATTGAGGATACTCGAATAAAGCATTAAACCATGGCAGCAGCATACGACATAAATTCGGACGAAAACAGCGACTTGTTGATAAACACCACTGATGGTGATTTTGAAATTGCAGCATCGGACAAACAGCATATTTACGATATAGTTGAGTCGTTCGTTGGATGGTGGAAGGAATTCCCATCTTTGGGTGTTGGAATTAAACAGTACCAATCATCATCCGGTAAGGAGCAAGAGCTTGAAAAAAACATAAAACTGCAGCTCCAAGGCGACGGATATTCTGTAGATGGTACTAAAGTTGAACTTGGAACAGATGGAGAAATGCAAATATGGACTAATGCGGACAGGAAATAATGGCCGAATTAAAAATTCTATACAATCAAGATATCTTTGATCTGGCTAATAAAACAGGTTATTCAATTGACAATGTTTATAAGTTAATTGGCGAAAACTCTTTTATAACTTCGATCGACTATGATCTTAACGCCAATCCCGGTCAATCTATCGAGTACGATCCTGCGTTTAAAAAAAACCAGCCTCAGATACTGTTTCAAAAGGCTTCAGCGGTTTCAAGTCCAAGCAGGCAAATAAAAGCAAAAGAAGGGCAGTCAATTTTCGACATCGCTTTAATGTCGGTTGGAGTTGAAAAATTAATGGCCCTGATAAAAAGCAACAATATTGCTAATATAGATATAACAGAACTTGAAGGCAAAATATTTAATTTTAGCGTGACAGATGTAAAAGACAAGGGATTCTACAATCGGAAGTTAGAAATAACTACAGGAGATTTGTTTAAAGATCAATATTTACTCGCAGAAGATGGAGGTTTCCTTCTTCAAGAGAACGGAGAAAAGATAATTTTAGAATTTTAAAAAATGAGAAAAATATTAACACTAGCCTTATCAATTGCCTTTATAGGTGTATTCGGACAGGCAAAAATTTCAGATTTACCAGCAACAACAACATTAACCGGAGTTGAATTATTCCCGGTTGTTCAAGGAGGAGTTACAAAAAAAACAACTGCGGCCCAAATATCAAGTTTAGCCGCTGCTTCTGCAACTAACTATGTTCCTTATTCAGGAGCAACAGGATCGGTTAACTTAGGTGTGAATAATTTTAGTGTTGGTGCAGAGACTTCATTAAATACTTTGTACGTTCAATCAACAACAACAATTAACGGCAATTTGTTAGCAAATAACAATGGTACTTTTGTCAGTTCTTTGCAAAGTCCTTTTTTATATGGATCAGCTGCAAGCGGAGGAACGCTTAGTTTGTTTTCCACATCTAATGCTACTAAAGGAAAAATAAAATTTGGGACAAGTTCATACGATGAGGTTAATAATCGTTTAGGAATAGGAACATTAATTCCGGCTTTTGATTTAGACATAACTAAATCTGCGGCTGTTGTAAATTTTAACATTCAAAATACTCTATCAACTGGGTATTCTTACATTGAAACTCTCGGAGATGATGGGATAAACTACCTTTCATTAAATTCATTTAATACTGCTGGAGGACTTGGTGGATTGTTAGCAAACAATACGTCTTGGGTAATTGGTGATGCTGCTAACATTGGATTTATAAATCAAAAGAGTACTGGTAATTTAATATTTGCTACTGGTGGTGTTGCTGCTGGGAATGAAAAAGCAAGATTTACAACTAATCATTTCTTAGTAAACACAACAACAGCTCCTGGCGGTTTACTTTCTCAAATGAGAGTGGCAAAAGGAACTGGGTTGATTGACTTTGGAGAATATCAAAGTGGCCGAGGTGCTATATGGTTTAATCAATCAACACCAACAAACGCAAACTGGTCATTTAGCGCTGATGGTTCAAACAATACTTTTTTAAACGGTGCTTCATCCGCAAAGGTTTTAGTAAATGGAAACATTATTTTTTCAGTATTCTCTAATCTTACAACCTGGACGGATGCAATTAACTTGTCATTTGGCACAACAACTGGCTCGAAAATAGGAACAGCAACATCTCAAAAAATATCTTTTTGGAATGCAACTCCAATAGTTCAGCCAGTTAACACTGTTGCAATTGACGATGTGTTAATAAAAACTGGATTAAGAGCGAGTGGCGGAGCGGCTAATTTTACTCTTAAAATAAAAAATAATTTGCCTCAAAATTTAAAAGGTTATACTGTTGCAACTTTACCGGCAGGGACTTTGGGAGACCTTGCGTATGTAACTGATGCATTAGCACCTACATATTTAGGAATAATCGTTGGTGGCGGAGCAATTAAAACACCCGTATTTTATGACGGCACAAATTGGATAGCTCACTAATATTTATTTTATGACACTAACCGAGAACGAACAAAGGTTTTTTATTTGGCTTGCAGTCGGATTTGTTGCTTCAGCTTTATGGCTGTTAAAAAAATTTGTTGGACACGTTGAATCGATTTCAAAATCTGTTTCTAAAATGGAGAAGGATTTGGCAATATTAACCAATGATCATGTAAATTTAAAAGGAACCGTTATTGATCACCACGAACGATTAAAAAAACTTGAAGATAATTATGCTTAACCAACGAAGTATCGATCGCCTAAAGGGTGTTAAGCCTATTTTAATCAGTATTTTGATTGAAGCGTCAAAGGATAGCCCCGTGCCATTTCAAATTCCACTTGACGGCGGAGTGAGAACCGATGCTCGCCAATACGAGTTATTTAAAAAGGGAGCAAGTAAAAAAGACGGGATCACTAAAAAATCCAATCATCAACCGAAAGCGGACGGTTTTGGTTGGGCCGCTGATTTTGTGGCGACGCATTCAAAGGACATCAAGGAAATGTATAACCCTGCTAAACTTGAAGCAATTGCAAGACACATTCAAAAAGTGGCGCTTGAGAAATTTCAAACAAAGGTTTATTGGGGTGGTGATTGGGACAATGATGGACTAACAGCCGCTCAAGGAGATAAGGACGAAAAATTTATTGATTACCCTCATTTAGAATTAAGAAACTAAAAACCAAAATATATGAATTACACTAACGTTATGCTTTTTGCATTAGGATTGCTCGGAGTGCTTTTGCACAATCTGATCGAATTGAACAAATTAAACCGATCACGTGCGGGAAATATTAAAATAATGGAGTATTTAAAGATAGAGCAATTTACTATCTATATTTCAATCATTGTGGTGGGTGTTGCTATCATTGTGAAGCAGGAAGTTACTCAGCTTGAGGCAGTGGGCAAATGGCTAGGACTGGCATTTGTTGCAATCGGATACATGGGCCAGTCACTATTAATTTTCACAATGGGGAAAGCCTCAAAAGTAATAGACAATGAACCCAAGTCTTAACCTACCAAATAACCGTTTTTACTGGTTTCTCCTATTCATAGGCTTGCTTGTAATTGGCATTTTTTCGAGCTGCAACGTGGCCAAAAAACTGCAAAAAAAAAGCACCGCAACAAAATCGGACTCCACCGCCGTTATAATTTCAACCA